GTAGGTTTAGCAACAGATACTGCTGCAAGTGGTGTTCATAAATTTAGAACAGAGACTAAAAATACTCTTCTCAGTGTAAGAGTTCTAAACGGTGGTTCTGGATATCAACATAGAAAATTAAGAGTTGATCCAGCAGGAGTGTCAACATCATTTAATACAATTAACTATATTAATCATGGATTTTCACATGGTGATATAATTGAATATTCACCAACTGTTGGATTAGGTTCTACAACCCCTAAAGCAATTCAGGGATTAACAACAACTTCATCATACTATGTCATGAAGGTTGATGATAATTCATTTAAATTAGCGGATGCTGGTATTGGTGCAACAATTACTAGTAACTTCATTAGGAGTAATTTTGTTGGTTTAGGTTCAACAGGAACTGGATATCAAACATTTACATATCCTAATATTAAAGTCAATGTAGAAGTTTCTTATGGTTCAACAGTTACTGGTACAATTAACTTTACTCCAGTTGTTAAAGGATCATTTACTGGTGCATACTTATATGAAAAAGGAAGTCATTATGGTTCATCAATATTAAATCATCAGGTAAAACCAAATATATCAATACAAAATGGAAAAGATGCAGAATTAAAGGCAATTATAAGTAACGGTAAAATTGAGGATGTAGTTGTTGTAAATCAGGGAAAAGAATATAATTCATTACCTGAATTGACTATTACCTCATCTGGAACAGGCACAGGTGCGATTGTAAGACCTATTATTAATAATGGAGTGCTAACTGATACAGTGGTTATAAACTCTGGTATAGGGTATAGTAGTTTAACTACAGAAGTTCGTGCATCTGATACAGGTAAGAATGGTTTATTTGGAGCGAGAGTTAGACCTTTAACAGTTAATACAACTGAAAGGTTTGGAGATTTTAATCTTACGTCCAGAGATTCATCATTAAGTTTTGGAGTTTTAGGTTACTCTCAAGCAACTGCATTAAATTTTGAAAAATCTTTTGATGTTAAATCAAATGATGAATTTGATAAAATAACATCTCACTCACCAATTATTGGTTGGTCTTATGATGGAAATCCAATTTATGGACCTTTTGGATATTCAGATCCAGATAATATTAATTCCTCTCTTAAAATTCTTACATCTTCATATAAGAAAGATATTACAAAAGTATTCAATAGACCCATTGGTTTTGAAGATGGATTTTTTGTTAATGATTATTCATTTGATAGTTCAGGTGATTTAGATATACATAATGGTCGTTTTTGTAAAACTCCTGAATTTCCAAATGGAATTTATGCATATTTCAGTACAGTAGGTTTAGCAACAGGTGGATTTGATAGTAATGGAGTATCATTAACTAATAAATTAGTAGGAGTATATCCTTACTTTATAGGAAATACATATAGATCTCCACTAATAAATGATAATCTTATCTTAAATCATGATTTTGATTTTAATAATTCTAATTTGATAAGAAATACAAAACCTTATAATGTTAGTGAGGAATTTGCAGATAATGATTTTCTAGAAGAATCAAATGAGTACATAAGACAAGTTACAAATGTTGAGTCAGTTACAAAAGGTGGAATAGATAATATAACAATTTTAGATGGTGGTGACGGATATAAAGTTGGAGACTTAACTTCTTTTAATCATGATGATACAGAGGGTTCAGGATTTAGTGCTGAAGTTTCTAAAATAGTTGGATTAGGTGTATCAACTATTGAAACTACTCTGACTAGATTTAATAATGCAGTGTTTACATGGAAAAGTGGAAATCAAGTTCAAATTAATTATCTTCCATTTATAGAATTGAATAATGAAGATTCAGTCTTTATTTCAGGATTAAGTACTTCCATACCAAATTTAACAGATTCATTTAAAATTGGAGTTAGTACTGATACTGTTTCATTGGGTAAATCAATGACAGTTGGTAATCTTAACGGATTAGTTCAGGATATATTTTTAAATAAAATACCAAGCACAGTATCTGTTGGTGGTTCGATAAGAATAGGTGTAGGTAGTTCCACTGAAATACTCAAAGTTCTTAATATTTACGATACAAACAAAATTTTAAGAGTATTCAGAAATACAGGTGTTGCACATACTTTTGGTTCAAATGTTGATATATTAAATAATAGATTTACTGTTCCTGTAAAAACTGATAAATTTGACTCTAAAGTAAACGATATAGTATATTTTAACGGAGTTGAGTCTGTTGGTGTTGGTACTGACGGTGTAGGGTATTCAACAAGTTATGTTGTTGGTGAGACAATTACACAAATTTCTATACCAGAAAGAGCGATTTATTTACCTAACCATCCGTTTGTAACAGGTCAAAAAGTTAAGTTAGAAAGACCAAATGTAACAAATGCCGAATTTGATGTTTCTACAACTAATAGTTCTGTAGGATCTTTTGAATTACCATTTACAGGTCAGACATCAACCGATGTGTATGTAATTAAAAAAGATGAAAATTATATTGGAATAGTTACAACAAGAGCAGGAGTTGCAAATACAAGTGATGGATTATATTTCTTAGGTAATGGAATTGCAGGTATTGGTTCAGGATTATATAATTTCACCTCACAATATGATCAAGTTATTGGTGATGTGGATAAAGTAGTCACGACAGTAACTACAAAGATAGGAGTTGCTGAAACTACTACTCATAATTTAAAGAATGATGATGTAATATCTATGAATGTGGTACCGAATATATCTGTTGGTATTAGAACCACAACACCAGTTTCAGTAAGATATAATTCTGAATTTGAAAAATTAATTATAAACCCAATTACCTTTGCAAGTTCAGATGTAGAAACAAATAGAATAGACCTACAAGATCATGGATTTAGCACTGGTGATAAGGTTTTATATGATGGATCTGCAACTGGACTATCAACAGGAACTTATTTTGTTTATAAAGTCAGTGACAGATACTTCCAATTAGGTCAAACATTTAGAGATGTAACCGTAAGTCCTATTAATACTGTTGCAATTACAGCAAATACTGGTGGTGCAAATCAATCTATAGCACCAATTAATCCTAGAATTACTATTGTAAAAAATCAAAAATTAACATTTGGATTATCAAGTACTACTTTAGCAGATTTTGATTTTAAAATATTTTATGATCAAGAATTAACTAATGAATATTTAAGTTCACAAGATTCAACTAATTTTAATGTTGTTGGAGTAGGAACAATAGGTATTGGTACCTCTCCAGATAGACCAGTAGTAGGTGCAGCACTAACAGTTCAATATTCAGTTTCTACACCTGAACGATTATATTACGGTCTATCTAAGGGTGGATATATAAGCACTTCTGATACTGAAGTACCAAATTATGGTGAAATATTATTTATTGACAGTATTTACAATGGAGAATATAAAATATCTGGAGTCACATCTGAAACATTTAATATTTCACCTAAAGTTCCAGAATTTTTAAGATACTCTGAAACTGAATGTGATAAATTAGAATATTCTACAAAATCTAAAAATGTTGTAGGAAAGATAAAAGAATTCAAAATATTATCATCGGGATATAATTATAAGAAATTACCATTATTTAATACAATATCAAGTACAAATGGTACTGGTGCTAATATAAAAATTACATCAGATGATATAGGAAAGATTAATAAAGTTAGAATTGTTGATATTGGTTATGAATATTCAGCTGATAAAACTTTAAGTCCAGAAGCATTCGTTCCACCTATAGTAAGTATTGATAATTTAGATGTAATAAATGAGGTCGAAATAATAAGTGGTGGTAGTAACTATTCAAGTGCACCAAATTTATTAGTTTTTAATCCTGTAACTAATGTTCTTGTTGATAATTCATCATTAGAAGCAATTGCTCCTAATCAAACTGTATCAGACGTAAATATAATTGCACCGATAAATGGATTAGATTCTGTTAATCACAAAGTTGTAGCAATTAATAATTCAAATGGTATAGGAATAAATTCTGTAATGACATCAGAATATCCAAATGCTGGTGTTGTAACATGTTTCCTTGAAACACCCACAAATGGATTTGTAACAGAACCATTTGCTATTGGGGATGAAATATTCGTTGAAGGAATATTACGTGCTGGAGAGGCAGGAGTAGGTGCTACACAGGGTGGTATTACAACAAACACTACAGTTACAGGAGATGGATTTAACTCAGAAAATCATAATTATCAATTCTTTGATGTTCAAAATTATATTGCTGGAACTCCATCACAATTAATATTCAATTTAGCAGGTGTAACTACAAATCCTGGTGTAGCAAAAACATTCCAATCAGGATATGCAACTTTAATTAATAAAAATAATTATCCAGATATAAGACCAATACAAAAAAGAGGTGTATTCCAAGTTAATGAACCTCTAATAGTTGGATCAGAGAAGACTGATCTTATCGTTGTTGAAATAAGAGACGATTATATAAAAATTGACGGATTATTTAATATAAAGAAAGGTGATAGAGTAACAGGGACAATTAGTGGTGTTTCTGCTGAAATTATTTCAATATCTGATAATAAAGCAAGATTTAAAATAGATTTCTCAAGCAGACAGGAATATGGTTGGATAGATGATACTGGAAAATTGAATGAAGATCATCAAGTAATTCCTGATAATGATTATTATCAAAATTTATCATATTCAGTTAAGAGTACTATAGAATGGGATAAATTTGTAAATCCTGTGAATCGTTTACTTCATCCAGCTGGATTAAAAAACTTTGCTGATACTTCAATACAAAATAATGTAGCTGTTCAAGTTGGATCAACCAATGATTCATTATCTACAATTATACTTGATGTATTAAATGATGAGAATAGAGTTGATGCAATAAACAATTTTGATTTTGTAAAAGATTATGATACTTTAGGTAATAAATCAAAAAATTTACAATTTACAAATAAAATTTTAACAGATTTTTCAAGATGTATTAGTAATCGAGTTTTAATACATGATGATATAAGTTCTCAATTCTCTAGTGTTGGTTTTTCTGCAAACGATAGTGTAATTCAAGAATTAACAGCAGATTTTGGAAATTATTTAATACAAGTTGTTGATCCAGATACATTTGATACACAATTTAGTGAAATTGTAGTATTAACAGATGAAGACGATGCAATTTTATTTGAAAAATCAACTGATTTTACAACACTGAAGTTAGGTGATTTGAAAACAGAAATTACTACCAGTGGAATTAAGAACTTATTATTTGAACCAATAGAGAAATTTACAAAAGATCATGATATAAAAATATTGAAAATTGATTTTAATACTGATTTAGTTGGTATTAATACTAACGCTATTGGTAATACAAAATTGACAGGTTCAAATACAGGTGTCGGTACTGGAACAACTGTAACATTAGTAGAATTTCCAAAGTCTGATTTCAATGCACTATATGCAAATATTTACGTTGAAGATACTGTAACAAAGAATATTAATTATAATGAAATTGTAGTAGACTTTGATGGGACTGATACTTCAATATCACAAATATATGTTGATAAAAATTTATCAAGTAGTCAAAGTGCAGTCGGAATTATTACTGCTAAATTTGAAAATGATTTAATAAAACTGCAAATTGAAAATAATGTTGGAAATATTTTAGAATCTAGAGCAAATATTGTCGGATTAGGAACTACAACAACTGGTATAGGTACATATCGTTTTGCTGTATCCGATCAACCAGCAGGTGCAGAGAGAAGTGTTAGACTTGAATCGGGATATTCTACTGGAACTGCAAGCACAATCACTTACTCTACAATAAGTAAAGATATTGATAGTTCAGTTAAATCACTTGTAAGAGTATCTTGTGGAGAAACTTCTGCAATACATCAGATAATTTCAATTCGTGATGCAGATGATATTTTAACAGTTCAATATCCATTTGTATCGATGGGTTCAACAACTGGTATAGGAACATTTGGTGGTGAAATAAGTGGTAGTAATATTAATTTACGTTTTTATCCAGATGCCGAATTTACATCTTTGATTGAAGTTCAATCTTATAATCAGATATTCTACACACAAAATGATTTTGACAATACTCCACCAATATTATCATATGGAACTGTATCACAAGAAGTATTCTTATCGACATTTGATGGATTAGAAGGAAAAAGAGCAAATAAAACAAAATTTGATCTTAAATTTGATGGAACTCCTATTTACACTAAGTCATTTAATCCAAATGCTGTAGGGATACTTAGCACATCAACAGGTATATTCACAATACCTAACCATTTCTTTAATACAAATGAAGAACTTGCATATACATTTGATTCTACTTTTGTTGGAATTGCAGCAACTGCAATGTCAATTGGGTCAACTGCAAATACAGCAGGTGTTGTAACTACAATATTACCTTCAACTGTTTTTGCAAAAGTTATTGATGAAAATAAATTCCAATTATTCTCAAGACCAGAATATGTAGCAACAGGTGCTGCAATAACATTTACAGGTATCGGAACTGGAAATGTTCATAAGTTGACTATGAACAAGCAACTTACTAAAACTATGATTGGTTTAGATGGTGTTGTGCAACAACCAATTACATTTACATCAATATCTCATACTTTAAATTCAGGTATTAATGCGACAGAAACACAATTTGTTTTAAGTGGGATAGGTTCAATTCAACCAAGTGATGTACTTAAGATAAATGATGAGTATATGAAAATTGAGCAAGTTGGTTTCTCTAGTTTGCCAACTGGTACAATAAATGATGCAACAGATGTTTCTCTTGGTATTTCAACTCTTCCTGTAGTCAAAGTTGAAAGAGGAGTTTTAGGTATTGGTGCAACACCTCACTCTGCAAGTGATACTGTTAGAATTCATAGAGGTTCATTTAATATAGTTGACAGTTCTGTATACTTTATTGAACCACCAAAAGGAAATACTAGATCAAGAAGATCTGAAACTAATTTACCATTTGTAAAAGCAGAATTTAGTGGTAGAACATTCTTAAGGAGTAACTATACAACAAATATGTTATTTGATGATATATCAGATGACTTCACTGGTATTGGTAAGACATATAGTTTAACTGTTGGGGGAGCAAATACAGCAGCAGGTATAAGCACTGGTAATGGAGTTTTATTCATCAATGGTATATTCCAAACACCATTTACTACAAATAATGAAGGTCATAATTATCAGTTTACCTCAGATGCAACTGCAGGTGTATCAACTGTTCAATTTACAGGTATTACATCTGAGAACGGTCAGTTTATTATATCTGAGTCAGACATAAATCAAAACCAAGTTCCAAGAGGTGGTTTAATTGTATCACTAGGTTCTACACCTGGTCTTGGATATGCTCCATTACAAGGTGCAAAGGCATCATTATTTAAAAACTCATCTGGTGCGATAACAAGTGTTGTAGGTATTGCAACAACGTCAGGTGTCAATTACGGTATAAGCACTGCTGCATACGATAATATTACTGGTATCATAACAGTTACAACAAATAAAGTTCACGGTTTTGCATTAAATAGACCTAACACCGTTCAACTAAAAGACTTAGAATTTAGTTGTGTTGGATATAGTGGTGTAACAACAACAATATTCCAAGATCATGAAAGACCATTATTCTTAACAGGTATAGTTTCTGAGAGAACATTTGAGGTTCAAGCAGGACCAAGTACGATAGTACACACATATGTTGGTGGTGGTAATGCATTTGAGTTCTTTGAAGATAATACCTTTGGTTCAGGATATAGAGGTGGAACTGTTTCAATTGGTGTAACTGACCAAGCATATGTACATAGATTTGTAAGTGCTGGTATCGGTTCAATAAGAAAGACTACTTTCAACGGAACTCAATATACTGCAACAGACGCAGATTATGAATCACATAGTGGACTACTTAAATTAACAATTCCTGGTCACAATCTTACAACAAGTGACAATATTGGTATTGATACTGGTGGATTAGTGTTCAAGTGCTCTAAGGATGGGTTCTTTGGTAATCATCCTTATCCTAGAGGTCTTTCAATTACAAGTAATCCTAGTGGAGATCCAATTGCTGGAGTTCAAACTGGTATTGCTGCTACTACAACTAACAC